CCTGGACATACGTAACCACTTTCGTAGTACATTGCCATGGCTGAATGTTAAACGCATCGGCCGCCTGTAAACAATTTAGAAATTGTTTACGGAGCTCTTCCATTTTCATTGCCGCCATTCATCCCAAGATAACGTGGTGTAAACCATGTAATCTTAATATTACAGGATCTAACGCCCACCCATTCCATGAGACTATGTTTGAAGGAGAACTAGTTTCTAGAGGTAGCAGTCTCCCTGCAGGGTAACCATAATTTCACGAATTTCTTCTCTTAAGACTAGAGGTTAAAACCTCCAGCCTGTCAGAGACTAAATCCAAGAAATTAGGGTCACCGCTATAGGGGTCCGTAATCGTTGATAACTTGATTGTCCCAGGTATTCTAATTACTCTGTAAACAGAGAATATAGTCAATCATCATCTTATTATAGATGGTGACCCTGAGAGGATCGCTTGCCTGTCTCTCTTTGGTATAACCTTAGGGAGACCGCAAGTTGTTAAACGAGGTAACGGTAAATCCGGTTCAATCTCTGAAAGAGATTGGAAAGGATTTCCTGCTATCTTCTTTTGCAAAGCTAGCTGAGAGGCTTTAAGATATTTAACTGTATAGGTTGAACCATGATGTTTAGTCATCTTCAACAAATACATAAAAAAGTTATTTAATTGACGAAGTCTCGAAGTGAACTTCACTAGGTTTGGACAACAGGCCCCGAGTAATCGGAACCCAAGTCTTCTACCTAGTGCTGGCAACTCGTAAGAGTTGTCCAGTGTAACCATTGATTCAGTCTTAAGCCCATCTTTGAAAAGATTAGTAAGTGAAATTCATTTTGTGTTTTTCATAATTAGTCTATTTCAAAGCCCATTTTAAAGGTGGGACCTTCCCCCGGTCGTAGCCGAAGGCAAGAAATTGCAACACGCTGCTCAACCAGAGAAGATCTTATCTTCTGGGTCTTCAGCCATAGATTTATGCTGAACTCCTTGAATGGATTAAGAGGAAAATCAATTTCCGCTGTTCCCGAAAGGGTACGGCAGGCTAAAAGCCACCGGAAACCCCCTGGTTGTCAGTGTCTACGACTACGCAAATAGTCGGAGGCATAAGACAGGTACCAGAGTGTCGGTTTCCCCCCCAACTCCACAAACAGGACAGACCGTCTTTCCTAAAAGAAAGATCTGCTCCACTTGGAGAGCTGATGGAGAATTATCTCGATCAGTAGTATTCCCCCCTCTCTTGGAAAAGAGGGAGGACCTAACCGTTCGACGGGGCCGCATGGCTCCCGGGTATCGGAGTAAT